GCATCAAGATTATAGTTTATCTCACCGCCTAAATCTTTCTGTATGTCCTTGTTTGTTTTTACAAGGTCTATAAGCGTGTTCGGTGATATGCCGTAATACTTGTTAAAAAATCCTTCCGGCACTGAAAAGTTATTATTACCAGGAATTTCAGGCATGTCTTTGCTCATCCGGTCTATCGAATAGATCACTTCGGCAAAGTCAATATCACCCTGGTCGCCTTTTTTCTTTATATTATTTATTATTTCAAGTTTTTGCTCTTTCGTTAGTGCCATTTTCTTCCATTAAAAGTTGTTCAAATTCCTTGTTTGAATTAAGTGTTGCTGTCTTGCGTTTTTCCCTTTCTACACGCACATCCTGATCACCTTCTGCTTTTGCTTTCTCTGAATTTATAAGTATATCACTTTCTGTTTTTCTTTTTAATAATTCAGCTTCATTTGCAGCTTCCTGTTGTTTTTGTTGCTGAATAACCCTGCCTTGTACTTCTGAATTTTGTTCATGCTGCCTGTCTTTTTTCTTTTCATCCCTTCGTATCCATGCGTCAAGTATCCTTCCCGCATAATTAATATCCATCCCGCCCTGTATAAGGTTTGCTATACGTAACCTCTGCCCTTCGTTTATTCCTGGTTGCCCATTAATATATCTTGCATATGATTTTTCTATCGTGTCGAATATCATTTGTCTTTCCACATCTGTTGGCCTTGCCACGCACTTAATACCATACTGAACTTCCCTTTTCTTGGCAGCCATTATCATTTTTACCCCGTTTTCGCCTATCACGCTTTCATATACTTTACGTGTCTCACTGTCAGCCTGAATATAGACCCTGATACGTTCTGCCGATGTTGTTCCCAAATCCTGTTTAATTACCCTGCAGCCGTCTACTATATGCTTAAGAGAATTCATGGTAGCAGAATAAGCCATCTCGGTTGTTCCAACCTGTTGATCTTTAGTTGGCGTAGACCCGAGAGCCACCGGGGAAAGACCTGTTAAATCTTCCACAAACTTAATACACCCGCTTATCACATTTAGATACTCGGTAAGTTTTGATATAAGGTCGGAAGGTATCTGTTGTACCGGGCTAACTGCTCCTCCCTGATATTGTCCGCTAAGTGAAAGCTTATAGGGTAAAAACCCTTTTTCAAATAACATTTTGATAATTTCCCTGAACGGTATTCTTTTCCCCCCGTCTACTATATTGTTTATCATGTTTATATCTACAGCTATACCACCCGGAAAAGCTGTGGCCATTGCATTCTGGTATTTAAGCCATGCTATCTGTAACTGGTTCATTATAGGGGCAAGCCTTTCAACTATCGACTTATAAGGATACCTGTAAATATGAAGAGGTATAACAGGACGTTTCTTGTTTGGCTTGGCCTGGTTTTTCATCATGCCGTAATCCCACAAAAATTCTGTCCCTATGACCCATTTTGTTTCAAAGCATGTCCTCCACTGGTTATCTATTATACTTTCTCCTTTCTTGAGCATAGTCTCTTTATCTCTTTTGTAATCGTGGTATCTTTCTTTTCCATACTTAGACTTATACTTTACGTACTTGTCCGTGTTTACTTCAATCCACCAAGCCCTTAAATAAGGGACAAGATAATCGTCATATCCGGTATCGTTTTCTACGTTACTATACTCGTAATAAGGGTTGTTCTTATAACCGACATATTTTTTGGCAAGCCCTATCCATTTCTCTTTCGGGACATCAGGAAATATCTGCATAAGCTCAGAGATACGAATATCATCCTGATATCCTTTATAATCTGATTTATTGGTATTACGGCTATCAACATGTTGGCAAAATGTTTTTGAAGGATTTACGTATTCCCATTTACTTACTCTCCGTTCGTAATCAAAATCCTCCAATGCCGCGCTTACGCCTATTGTTATTGCATCTATTATTACATTTTCATAAACATGCTCGTCCCATCTTGATATATCTTCTGTCCATTTTAACAGCTTGGCAAGCTCTATAGCATGGTTAGCTTTAAAACCGCCTTCGGCACGTATCATGTTAAGTTCTTCATACGTTCCGGTAAGGTCGTTTTCCACGTCTACAGGTATGCCGTTTTGTTGTATGATCGTGTTTATAGTGTCACCAAATAAAGTTTTTACATAGGCTTTTATCATCTTATCTTCTTCTTCGGCACCTGAAACAGGGTCTATTACATCTACTGATAAATTATAGTCTATATTTTTGATAAGTGGTATGATCATAGACATAATCTTTGGCATAAGAGATATAACCGTCCAGTCAAGGTTCATAAACCCTTTCTTTGCATCTGTCCGTGTTACCGACCACAAGTTGTCTATTCCGTAGTTAGATGGCGCTTTGCCTCCTGAAAGCCATGACTTGTACCATTCTTCCGGCTGGTTTCCAGCCATGAAAAGCCTTAATATATTATATTTCTCCTGTTCGCTGAATGTTATTGCTGTGTGGTTGCTCAAGTGCTGTGAATACATCCATTCACACATCTGTTTGCAATACTCCGGTGTTTGTTTTTCTTCAAGTGAAAGCTCGTACATCTTTGGAAATTTATACTTTGCACTTGACGTATAATTGTTGTCTTTATACATTACTAATTCTTTTTAGCAAAAAATACTTTTAACAAAAGTAGAGATTATCCTAATACGAATACTGAGTAAGCAAATCACCGAAGTCCTGTATGTCTATTGTGTTTTCATCATTCTCCTGGGCAAGCACGTCACCATAAACTGATTTGTTGGCTATAAGAGCGCCACCGGCAGCAGCAAGCCTGTCATACTTTGTAAGTTGTTTTGGTGCGCCTATTTTACGTGCTTCTTCAAGTATCTTAATGTCTTTTTCTTTAAAACCTTTATAATTTATATAGTCACGAAGGACATCTATCAGTTCTGTTTTATCTTGAAGGTAATACCCTGGTTTGTCAGCTAACTTTCCATCAGAGCTCATAAGATAACCAAGACATTTTCCATACCCGTGTTCAACAAAATACTCCCATATAGCTGTCTTATTACGCTCAAAATACATCATAGCACCGTAATAAAGTGTCATTTTAAGCATATCTTCACAATATTCATCAAGAGATGATGGCCTGTATCTATATGAACAAACAAAACAATGCCCTTCCCACTGAGATATGTCAATTGAAATATCTGTAGACAACCTTCTTTGAAATACTACACCACCACCATCTGAATACCGTACATGTGTTTCTTTGTTTATTTCATCATTTGAATATTCAAAAGTGTCTGCCGTTGCAATAAAACGGTTAGGGTGCATTGGCCGCCATGCTTTTATAATCTTTTTCTTTTTGATTGAATATATTTCATCAGGAAGGAGTAAGTTAGATTCATGGTCTTTTAGCCGTAATGATACGTCCCACCTTCCGGTTATCTCGTCAGGCACAAACGTTACTTTAGAACCGAACCCGTCAGTCCACATAAAATTACCGGTTATTGTTTCTTTTTTTTGTTTTAGTTCTTCTATACGTTGGTCAAGTATCTGGACATTAAACCCTATGTCCCCGCTTATGCCCATAAAACACTCTGTTGAATCAATAGGGTCTTTTCGTATAATCTGCCTTAGCTTATTCTGGGCTTCCGGTGTGTTTTGTTTTTCAAGGAATTCCCTTGCAAGCATTATATATTCTTTTGCGCCTACTTTATCTGCTACGTACCTTGCCCCTTTTGGCGCATAATATATCTGTCTCTGTGTTGGCCTTTCTATTACTGCATATCCCCACCTATCAAAAAAACCGTCAAAATTAGTCCATGCTTTCCTGAATGTCCTGAAACACCCTGATACTGTCTGTCCTATACCCGGTATTCGGACATAGAAGTCTGATTCTTTAAATATTCTTTCAAATGCCTCGCCACCCTCGTTCATTTCCTCTACTGTTGACGGGTGATAAGAGAAACCGTGTATACTTGCCCCCTGGCACATGGTTTTTTTGTTTATTTCCCATTTTTCGTATACATCTTTTGTTTTTTGTTTTCCTTCTTCGTCAAACATCCCGCCTATTAGCTTGTCGCCATCATTTGCGTTTTCTTTGGCCGTATCTACCATTATAACAGAATCCAACCCGTCAAAATCATACACGTGAAAGGGGGCTGAAAATAAAAGACCTGACGAAGCCTGGTTATTCACATTAGATACTGGTCGTAACCATAAAGGCTCTTTTCTCCACGATGGAACTGTCATTATCTTGTACAGTTTTTTAAATGCATTATCTTCCGAATCAGAAGTAATAATACACTTTGCACCAAATGTTATCCCTGCCAAGTACCTTATCCACATAAGACCTTTCATAGATTCGCCAGACCTCCTTCTTTTCGGGCGTACTATACCGAAACATGTACGGTTCATCATTTTTTTTATACGGTACTCACCGTTTGTCTTTACAGCAACGCCTTTCTTTGTCACTTTATCAAATGTCTCGTTTGTTGTATAAGCGTACCAGTCAAACACGGCATCAACCCTGTCAGGGTCACGGTAATTAGGCCGATGAGGTTCTTCCATGTACAGGTCTGTCTTTAATATATAACAGAAATGTAAATACCAGAAATGCTGTGGTGAAATCCATGTCGGTTTGCCATCGTTAAAAAACCAATACCCGTATATAATATACCACCACATCTGTTTAATATGCTCGATCTCTTTTTTGTACTTGTCTTTATTTTCATTAAGTAGTTTCCAGAACATATCGTGTATCTTATACCCAGTGACAGTCCTGTGACCGGCAGCATCAGGCACAGTGCTTACTATATCCATTGCTTTTTTTTCAAGTTCATCAAGGCGTACCGGGTTTTTTATCCTTCTGAAATATTGTTTTTCCGGGGGAAG